TGCCGCAGCCTCGATATCGGCCTCGTCGTCATCACCCGGCACTTCCTCAAGCACCGCGTCGATTTCCTCATCGACATCCAGATCGGACGGCAGGACGCTGAAGCGGCGAAGGCCGGACAGGTAGGTCCGATGCGAGATATCGCGCGAGGCACGGGCATCCTTGAGCGCAGTCAGCGGAGCCTGCGCGAACGGATCGACGGCGAAATCGGTATCGATCTCCACCTCGACGCTGGTCGGCTGGTTGAACCACTGCGACGTGAACACGAAAGCCTGCTCCGCCGTGTCCTTCAACGCCAATGCCCATGCTTCGACAGCGGAATGCGCCTTGGCCGCCTCCACGCTGGTAGCAGTGGCTGTTACGTCGCCGGATTCCCTGACCAGCGGCTGCATGCCAAGTCGGCGCATGTCCTGGATCACGTCGCGGACGCTCTCGCGCACTTCTTTCAGGTTTGCCGCGCTCGGCTCGACGTATTTCCAGTCGGTCGACTTGTTCTCGCCCATCGGCGGGGCGAACAGCACGCGCTTCGGCCCAAGCTGGATCGGGTTTTCCTGATCCATGTCGATGCCGATGCCCGCCAGCATGGGAGAGCCGGCATAGGTCTCGATCTCGTCCTGACGCGACAGCTTGCGATAGAGCTCGATCTGCATATCGGCGAGATCGGCCAGCGGCGGCTTGACCAATTGCGGACCCTTGCGCTCGCCGGTGTAGAACAGGGCAAGCGGCACCTGAGGCAGCGTCATCGCGCCTTCGGACACCTTCTGCCAGCCCGATTCACCCTTCTCCCACAATTCCCACAGGCCGGGCTCGATTATCCGAATGCGCTCGACGGACTTCTCGCCGAACCCATCACGCTCAATCGCATGCTCATGAATCCGGACATGCGTGACGACTTCCTTGCCGCCGCGAAACTCGGTGTAGAGCGCGATGATGTCGGTCGCGGGGACCGAAACCCAATATGGCCGAGCTCCCGCCGCCCGCTCATCGGCAAGGGTTGCCCCCTGAAACATCGACGGGTAGTCGACAAGAATGGCATGCATGCCCTTGGCGATGCCGCCGCGGAATATGCCACGGAGGAATGCTGTCAGGTTCGAGCCGCGAGCGTCGATGTCTTCCGCCAGCGCCTTTATCCCGCCCGGGGCGCCCTCACCCAGCGCTACATCCTTGCCGAACGGCTTGGCCGCGAGCGAGCGCAGCGCATCGTCGAATTCGGGCCGCCATGGAGACGCGGCAAGCCTGCGCTTGTATTCCTCCGGGCCTTCCGCCTCATATTTCGGCAGGTAGGTCTCGCCCTTGGACCGGATCACTGCCGGACCGGCGAGAATGTCATCCACCCTTTGCCATGACGGCAGCATGGCCGTGTACGCCGAAGACGGCGTGCTGGGGTCTGTATTCGACATCTCAACCCCATCTCATCGGCATGGATACGGCCGTGGGCGGATTGCGCCTTACACCCTCCACGGCGTACCGAAGCGCGTCGATGACATGGTTCTTCTTGTCTTCGAGCACCGGCAGAACCTCGTTGGTCTTCTCGTCGACCTTGAACGAATACAGCGTCAGCTCATCGATGGTGTGCCGGCAGCGAGGATGAACCACGATGTCGTAGCTCTTCAGGAACTCGATGCCGTCCATGACGCTGTTCGGCCCCTTGAGGGCGGCCGTAATCTTGTCGTAGCCGTGGCGCCGCATGTAGCTGATCGTCTCTGGACGGGCGCTATCGGCCCGTATCGGCCATTTCCTCGCCGACTGCGGTTCTTCCGGCACAAGGCTATCGAACAGAGCCGGCGTGCGGTCTATCTCGCACCCTACCTTATAGGCTTCCCGGTCGACGAAGAGCGTGCGATCCCGGATGAAAGCGCGAACAAGGACAGTAGGGTCGACTGAGAAGCCCCAATCAGCGCCGTGGTAAAAACGGGCGTCGGCAGGAGTGTCAAATTCCTCGACCTTCCAGTTGCGGAATACCCGCGCCTCGCTGTTTCGTTCATAGCCGCCGCCCCAGATATGTGCGTACTTGTCCGGGTCGCGGCTGAGGTCCCAATCCTTCTCCTCGCGAAGAACATCGGGGAACCATGGATTGTCCTGCCAGTTCGCCTCGACAACAACGGCGCCAGTTGGAGGCGTGGCCTTCTTCTGCTTCGATTCAGCGCCGTTGCAGCGTAGGAAGTCGTCTACCGGGTCCTTCTCCCGGCGAGGGTTCCACGAGAACCATATCTCCGAACCGGGCTTGCGGATTGTCGGGCGGAGAAGATCGAGGCTGCGCTGCGATAGCGACTGCGCTTCCTCAACCCACGCGATGTCATAGCCCTCAAGCGATTTGATGCTCTCGGCCGTGTGGTTCTGCATCCCCTGGAAGATGATCAGCCCGTCGCCCGGTGTCCTGATCTCGAATTGCAGCGGATCGAATGCACGACCGACGCCAAGGGCCTGTATCTTGTCCTCCAGAAGCCTCTTGACCGATTGCTCGAGCGATTTCTGGACCTCACGAATGCAGACGGCCCGGAGACCGGGGCGCATCAACGCGGCCTCTATCAGTGTCTCCGCGAAGAAATGGCTCTTTCCGCTCCCGCGCCCACCATGGATTCCTTTGTACCTCGCCGGGCTGAGAAGCGGCTCGAATACCTCAGGCGTCAGGATTTGCAGGGCGGACAATGACACGCTCTATCCGTGCAAACGCGATCGGCCCGCCGTCCTTGCCGGTGTGTTCGACGCTGGCCAGCTTGGCATGGACATAAGGCGCGGCCTTCTCTGCCGCCCACATGCGGTCCTTTGGATCAGCCATTTCGTTGCGCAGGACGTTGAGCATGTAATCCAGAGGAGTCAGGCCCGCCTTGGATGCCTTCTCCGCAACGGCACGCGTCCGCTTCGTGATCGCTCCCGATGGACGGCCGGCGCCGTTGCGCTTACCGCCACGAGCCATGTTTGATTTCCTTTGATTAAATTCAAACGCCGCTCAAAGCGCCGTCACCAACCGTCCTGATTTGCTGCGAGGGCCGGGGCGCAACTCCCGACTTTCAAGCGGGGCCGGAACCACGCTGTCCCGGTTCTTCGCTCGGCCTGCGTGAAGCCGCCTCGCATCTCGTTTCCCGCAGTGGCGGGGATGGTGAGAATCAAAAAGGCCCGCGATTGGCAGGCCTTTGGGTCGCAGTTCGCGACGTTACTTATGGTGACAGTTATTCCGGTTCGCCGAATCTGTCAACCGCCTCGCATCTTGCCCACAAGATCGCGTTCGATCTTCTTACGCATTGCGTCCAATTCGTCGCCAAGCGATTTCAGCGCGTCGATTTGGCCGCATACAGCTTGAAGCTTACGCCATTCGTCCATCCATACGGCTGCATCCTGACGAAATTTATCGAACACGTCATTGCTGCCCTCGTCCCCGAAGAACTCATCTCTGATCTCTGCTACCCACGCCTGCGGAACCTTGAGGTTTTCGGCAATGAGCTTGTCCGTCCATGGCGGCTCGTATCCCACATCGAGGTAGTGTAGCCCAATGGCCTCATGAATGCGTTTGCGGTCCTCGCGGCTGATTGCACGCGGTGTTTCTGCCTTCTTCGCCGCCTCTAGCCATTTTGACGAGGTTGGCTCACTTGGCTTTTCCATTTCCGTCACCTTCGGTTTCGGTTCATGTTTGCGGACAGGCTTCCGGCACTCTGGGCACATGTCCATGTGATGGCTGCGCCCCAACTCCCAGCCCTTGTTCTGGAAGAACTTCTGCGCGGAGATCGTGCCGCCGGCGCGCGGGAAATATTCCTTCACGCCGCAGTGGCGACACTTGGCAACCGGGCCGGTATGCGCCCGCCCTGACAGGAAGAAGTTCTCGATCGGAAACGAGCGTTCAGCCATTCAGCCCTCCGTAGTGATCGGAAAGCTTATTCAAACCGCGACGCAGGTAGCCGATCATGTGATCCGGCCAGGTACGGCAGGCCTGATTGTCCATGACCGCGACCTCCATCACCGCGTGCCAGACGCGCCGGCCCGTATCGATGTCGCCCACGTCAAGAAGCGTCGCGCGAAGCTTGGTCATCTTGGACCGCGCGGCAGCAGCGGCCGTCGCGCGGCCTTCGGAGACCTCCCCGTCATCACCGCGAACAGCGAAGATGTTTTGAGCCCTGGCGCTCGGGAACGTAACGCCGGTCAGGCCGTAGTAGCGAGCCATGTCCTCGGCGTAGCGCAGCCCGGCGTCGTGCTGGTCCTCCGTAACCCTGCCGTCCAGATACAGCAGGCCCAGCGCATATCCGCGCCGAGGGTCCGCCGCCTGCTCCTCGGCGGTAAGTATCTTGCCGCCCTTGAGGCGAGTATCCTTCAGACCATATTCCCGCACGCGCCGCGCCACTGCTACGCTCAAATTGCCAATCTCCGTGTCATGATTGAATTTCTGCACCGATGCTTGACGACGGGATTTGCGCCCGTTCGGCTCCCGCTCGGTTTGTGGCAGCTTTGGCCTGCCCCTTCTGCTCCGGAGTTTATCCGCCTTCGTCCTTGCCTTGCCCATCCACAGTCCCTTTTTTTGAGTTTCGCCGCCTGTTGTGCTATGTGCGGCATTGGATCGTTCGGGACTGATTTGGAGCCGCCGCCGGGGTTATTCGGCGGCGGTTTTTCTTTGCCTCACATCAGCCTGAGATAACCGTAAGCGTTCCGCCGGCCGGAGCCGATGGCATGCGGATCGGCTGCTTTGATCTTGCCCTTCGTCACAGGTATTCTCATCATCTTCTTCGGCTTCAGAGGCCGCTCCTTCTTCCGATACGGATACCGCGCTAGCTTGATGACATAGGCCTTCGAGATGCCGTGCTTTCGGCCAATCGCCGTTGGGCTTTCCCCGGCATTGTAGGCCGCCACGATCTCGTCCTTCTGGCGCTGGCTGAGCGGCATGGATCACCGAAGGCCTCTCACTCTCAGAGCGTGCAGGATGGATGTATGATCGCGCCTGAATATGCGGCCGAGCATCGGCAGCGAGTAGTCGGGGCGCTTGTGAGCGACGGCGCATATCGCCGCCTGCCGAGCGATGACGATATGGTGCTGGCGGCTTCTGGACATGACCTCGTCATAGGTCGCGCCATGCATCCGCGCGACCAGATCGATGATGGCCCGGATTGCATGGCCTGGAGGACGGTCCAGCTTGATCAATTCGCGGCGCTCTCTTGCGAGTTCATCACGTCTCGCCTGGCGCTCATCATCGGCTTGCTTTTTCGCTGCCCGCTGGCGCTCCCATTCGCGAGCCGCCGCTACAAGCGCATCCCGGCGCGGTGTGGCGCGCCTTTCGTTGGCGATCCGCTTGGCCCCGGCTTCGGTAAATCGTGACGATACCGCGAACATCTATGCCGCCTCCTGCTCTGACGGGTGCATGAAGTCGCGCTTCCACAATCCCCTATCCGCCGACGAATAGTAGCGGTAGGTCGCCTGATCGAACCAAAGGCTTACCTTGCCTTCAAAGTCTCCGTTGCGCTGCTTGGCGACGTTCAGGACGACGCCCGGCTTCTGTGCCAACTCAGCCCTCTCCGCGTCTGTCTTGGCGGATTGGACCTCGTCCTCATGCTTTCGGTTGCGCCAGACAGTCAGGATGTTGAACGCGTTCGCCCCGATCTCCATCGCGCCCTTGATGTCTTCCGTCTCTGGCGCCGTCTGCGCCTTTTCACCCTTGCGGGCGTGAGCCACCAGATGGGTGTGAACGTTGTTCTTGATCGTCCAGTCGACGATCTGGAAAACTGCCTTCTCCTGCCCCGTGTAATCGTCTTGAGCGATCCCAAGGCGCATCAGGCTATCGATGATGAACTGATCGCAGCCGTATTTTGCGCGGGCGTAGTCGAAGACCTGCAAGAGCGGTTCGACCCCAGCCTTCCCGACCCGCTCGTAGAGCAGAAGCCCATTGTCGAGATAGGACAGGATGCGTTCGATGTAGGGGGCAGTCGGCCGGTCTATCCCGCTCGTCTGCTTGCACATGCGGCGGAGCGTCTGTTCGCCCTTCATCTCGAATGAAGCGATGCAGAGCCGCGATCCCTGCTTGATCCAATGCGGGACGCAGTCCGAAAGAATCTGGCTCTTGCCAGCGCCGGAAGCCCCGCTCCAGAGCGTCAGCTCGGCCGGCCGGATGAAGAACCTGTCGGAGATTTTTCCGTAGGGCAGCGTATACCCCGGCCGCTCACCCTGTGCCGGCCAGAAGAGATGGATGACCCGGTCGACATACTCCATCGGCCGCTTCAAGCCGTCCGGGTCGAGGGCCTTTGCCTTGGCAATGGCGTCCTTCATCGCAAACTCGCCAAGGCCCGATACCAGACACTCGTTCGCATCCTTTTTCGGCAGGCTCACCCGATAGCAGCGATGCCGGCCGAGGCGAGAGGCTATTTCCTCCGCCGCCTCGTCTCCGGGCTGATCCATGTCGGTTGAGATGTAGATCCGCTCGAACCGCTCAAGGCGATCATATTCACGCTCGATCCAGTTCTGCTTGCCGCCCTTGCCGCCTCCGAACGGCACGGACATCGCCACGAAGCCGTAGCTCGCCCATGAAAGCGCGTCGATCTCGCCTTCGGTGATGATGACCTCCCTGGCGCTCTCCGGTACCGCCTGCCACCCGAACAGAATCGGCTCGCAGTCCGATGCGGTCGGCTTCGGCTTTGCCCCATCCTCCGCCTTGCGCGACTTCGCCATGGCGAGTGTGCCGTCCGGCAGAAGAAACGGGAAAATGATCTCGTCGCCGCGCTCAGCCACCTTGTAGGCGGCTATCGCTTCCGGGCTGATGTTGCGGACCTCGCGGAGGTAGTCGAGCACCCTGCCATTCGGAGCGTGACAGTCCGGGCGTGGCGGGCGGGTGTAGGTCTTCTTCGGCTCGCGATATGGTTCCGGCCGCGCCATGCCCAACCAATCGCGGGCGGCGTCCAAAGCTTGAGCCAGAGAACCGCCGCGGGACGCTACCCACAAGTCCAGAAGATCGCCGCCTTCACCCGACTGGAAATCCTGCCAGACGCCGGCCTTCGCTCCCACAAGGTGCACGCCGAGAGACTGCCCCTTCTCGCCGGCCGTCGAGCCGGCACGCCATTCCTGGCCCTCCCGCCGTCCACCCGGCAGAAGCATTTCGGCTACCGCCTGCGCCCGGTCTGCCAAGGCCCGTTTGATCTCGGTGATATCGGCCATCAGGAAAGCCCCTGCGCTTTCCAGCGTTCGATCTCCTCGGCCGTTGGCGGCGCACAATCAACGTTGCGGTAGGGGTCAGGCTCCTCGGGTTCCTTGCGTCGCAAGAGCCCCTGCACCCATTCCATCGGCGACTGCTTTTTCGCGGCCTGTTCGATGATTTCGAGCGCTTCTGCCCACGTTTTCACCTTGTCCCGCTTGATCTTGGCGATGACGCCGCCAGCAGACGGTCCCAGCACCGCCTTGCCCCGCTCGAACGCCAGCTTTTCAAAATCGATCGGCGCTTCGGCGCCCGAACCGATAGGTTCGGAATTATCCTTTCCTTTCCCTTCCTCTCCCTCATCCTTTCCGTCGATACCATTCGGCGAACATTCAGAGATTGGGCTTGGATATTTCGGAGACTGAGGCTTATCTATCTTCTGATGTTTCCACCCGGTAACTTGAAAATACTCTTTCCCGTCAACCACATAGATTCGTATCAGATCATTCGCCTCCAATTCGGCGAACATTCTCGACACATCGTCTGACGATATGTCATCGGCTGGAAAGATCAGCGCTTTGACTTGCTTCGGGGACATCGGATGTCGGCCCGCGTCGTCGCAGAAATTCCACAGACCGATGAACATCAGGCGAGCGTTCAGCGAGCATTCCATGACCTGCTCGCTGGTCCAGAACTCCGGCTTTATTGACCGAATGCGAGCCATCAACGGCGCTCCTGGTACGGGTATGAGAGAATCTTGTTCTCAACGGGGATCTGATTTTCGGCGCCGGCAAATAGGTTCAGGAAGGTTCGCCACGCGCGGCCGGCCTTGAGCCCATCTTCAAGCGCGCCGGTGTGTTGCGCGCGGTCCTTCGCGTAGATGTAGGCTTCCCACGCTTCGCGGGCTCGCTCGGTTATGTCGATGATGTCGGCGCTCAATGCCGTTCTCCACAGACTGCGGAAACACGACATTCCAAATACACCCGCTTTGAGGTTCTTTGAAAATAAAGTGGTTCTATTACCCAGAATTCACAGGGTAATTTCATTACCCCAAGCTTCATTTTCCACATATTATCAACAGAGATCGCCGTCATTAGCGCACCACCTCCACCTCGATGCCCTTGAGAGCGCGCATCATCTTGCGCTTGAGCTTGAAGGCTTCTGTCTCGACGCCCTTGACATCGATGACACGGAAACGATCCCGCTCGTGATCCCAGAAGGCCGCATCGGCCACATAGACGCAGATGACCTCGCCTGTCGGCCCGAGAAGTTCGAAACGCTTCTGCAATTCGAGGCCGCCGATCTTGCCGGCCTTTTCAAGCCGGATCAGGTCTTCGCAATACTCGGCTTCGCGTTTCGACGCATAGCGCCGGCCGTCCACCACAATGGGTTCGTTTCGGAATTTCTTCGGCTTCTCAGTCTTTGACTTGCCAGCCCGGTATTCGGCGGCGGACATGCGGGTCATGCGAGTTGCGCCTCCCGCTTCGTCGTCTTCGTCGCGAGGGCCGACTTCGCCCCGCGCTTCGTGTTCTTTCCGAGATTTGGAATCCATCCCGGAGGGGCCATAGTGACGGCCCAATCGCCGGGCTTCAGAGGATAGCCGGGGACCATCGTCCAGCCGTCCGCAATGCGGGCCGAAAAGAGCCTGAGCGGAACGAGTTCTATCGAGAGCGTCATCAGTAGCCCCGATCTGGAACGTAGAGGCAAATGGAACGGATGGCGTCGATCACGCCACCCGGAGTGCATTGATGAAAGAACTCGTCCTTGGAGAGCTTTATGCGCGCGTCGCTGTACGGGATGATCTCGCCCGTCAGCCTGATGCGATACCCAACCGGGCCTTCCTCCACTTCGCTGCTGGCGAGTTGCCTACAGTCCTGATTGGAGCAGCACTCCCATCCATAGCGCCAACCTGTCGGCGCTTCGTGGGCCATCACAGGCAGCACGACTGCCATCGGAATAGTCAGGAAAGCGAGCGCGCGGGTCATGCGGCACCCCGCAGCAAATCTCCCTGCCGATCTTCTGCGTCGAGATACCGGCAGGCCTGACGCCAATAGCTTTCCTTGAGTTCCGTCCCGATGAACTTCCGGCCGTGGCGAAGGCTCATGACGCCTTCGGAGCCGATACCCATGAAAGGTGAGAGGACCACATTTCCTGGGTTGCTCCACATGATCAGCGCGCGCTCGATCACGTCTAGTTGGAGCGGGCAAAGATGGCGCTCGTCACCGGCCTCGCGAGCCATCTCGACGTTGAGAACATTGGACTGGTCAATACTCATCCAGACCGGAGACGCCCATTCCTGCCACTGTTCGAGAGAGAATATGTGGTGACCGGGCTTCCGCTTGCGGCCGAGCCTTAGGGCCGTTGCCTCGTCCATGTCATGTTCGATAGGCTCGACGTTCTCGCCAGGCTTTACGAAGGTCATCAGATAATCGGGCATACCGCCGCGCGACTTCGCGCTATCCTTGATCAACTGGCCGTAGACGAGCCCGACATGCTTGGTGCGGGTCATCTCGGTGACCGGAGATTTCCAGATGGTGCGGCGGGAGTGGAACACCCATCCTGCATCTTCATGGATCTGGATGATCTGACCGGAGAAATCCTTGATGCCGACAGCCCCGTCTTTCCATTTGGTCATGGGAAGGTCGGAGCAATGGACGGCGGTTAACCGACCCGGCTTTGTGACCCGGAATTTTTCCTGCACCATCCACGAATAGTGCTTCGAGAATTCCTCGTCGGTGCTGTTGCCCATATCAGCGGCACTCTCAGAATAGACAAAGAGCGAGCCAAACGGCGGGGAATACACGCTGAAATCGATGCTGTTGTCCGGCATCTGCATCAGCACATCAACGCAATCGCCGTTGATCGCGTGCCAGTTGTCTCCGGACGCGGAATTCAGGCAGCGGATATCCATGCGGGCAACCTCGTCGTGTTTGTGGGGAGATAGGCGACCTTGCTGGCGGATGACCGCCCTTGCGCGCGCCTCATGGCCTCGCGCATCGCCTGCTTCATCTTGTGGTGGTCGGCGGCCTTCCGGTCGATCACATCGCCGGTTGCCATTTCCCCATCGGCAATCGCCAGATGGACCTTGAGCTTGCGCGTCTGGCCGTAGCGGACGCATCTCCGGATAGCCTGATACCAGGTCTCATATGAGTAAGATCGTCCGGCAAAGGCCATCCTTGCACAGAAAGGCCAGTCGAGACCGAAGCACATGGACGGCTTGGCGATCAGGCGTTTGAACTCGCCCTTGCCGAAACCTTCCAGCTTCTCTTCCTTCTCGTCTATCGACTGGTCGCCGCGAACCTCGATGGCATTCGGTATGGATGCCATCAGGGCGTCAGCCTCATAATTGGTATCGGCCCATATCACCCATGGCTCGTCTGGATCGGCGGCAATTGCGGTTGCAATGGTTTCTGCGCGGGCTTCAGCCGTCTGACGCTTGATATCGTGCATGCTTGTCGCGGACATCGACAATTCACCAAACAGATCGTTCGCATCTGTTTTGACCTTGACCGCCTGCGCCATGTGCCGGACGATCTCGAAGCCGGGGAGTTGATAGCGGGCGTCGCTAAGGTTGTCGCCAAGATCCGAAGGGCGCTCCGCCATTCGCGACCATGAGGCCATCCAATCCCAGAACGGCTGAACAGCATGACCCTTCAACCGCCATTTCTGAGAGGCTGAGGACGTGTCGTTGATAAAGAACCGGGACAGCATCTCGTTCGATGCCATGATCTCGCAGAATTCAGCATATGAGCCGAACTCCATGTGATCGTTTGGAGCTGGCGTTGCCGACGCCACAAGCTTGAACCGCGCGCCCTTATGCGCTTCGGCAAGCTCACGGCGAGTTGTCCCGGTGTAGCTCTTGAATATCGACGCTTCGTCGCACGAAACAATGCCGAAGAAGTCTGGGTCGATTTTGCCACGGCGATCATAGTTGCAGATATTGATGACGCCGCGCTTCGCTTCCGACTGGTCACGGATAACGACGGCTTCATATCCCCACTTCTCTGCACGGCGGCGGGTTTGCCCCGCGACGGCAAGCGGCGTCCAGTAGATGGGCGTGAGGTTCGTCGCCTCCATCGCCTTCTGGCAGAACTCAAGCTGCACTTCCGTCTTACCGAGGCCGGTGTCCAGGAAACAGCCTGCCGATCCAACGCGGAGATGATGATCAACGCACGATGCCTGAAAGGGGAACAGATGCGACGCAAGGTTAGGCGTGGACGTAAGCCCACGGGTCTCTGCCTTTCGCGCCTTGCTGTCGAGAAAGTCGGCGTAAGCCATCATTCCGCCGCCTCCTTGAGTTTCTCGGGTTCGGCTTCGACGGGCTCGGCGATGACGTTGAGCGCGTTGATTTGTTCGCCCATCTCGGTGTCGAGAAGCGCGTCCAGCGCTTTCATCTTCTCGGCCTCGTAGGCGTCGATCTTCGCCCGGCACTCGGCATTGGCGGAAAGCGCAGCGTCGATATCCCGGACATCGGCATCAGCCAGATCGGCCAAGCGGCGGTAGTTCTCAGCATCAGCAACGCGCTTGGCTCTCGACGCATGGAGGTCGAGGTCTTCCTTATCGAGAGCTTCCCGTTTGACGATCAGAAGCGGTCGCGGCTTCGACGCAGCCGGCGTAAATGCAGCAGGGAGTGCCGGCGCTGGCTTCTTTCGGAACAAACTCATTTCATTGCCCTCGCGCGCTTGTCGGCACACTCCGCACACAGAGCCTCCGTCGCAAAGCCGATCTTGCAATGACCGCCACGGAGCTTGAGGCAGCCGGGCTTGTCCTTCATGAACGCCGGCACGACTTCTTCATCGGAAAGGATCGCCGGGGAGAGCGGAGGGACGCCCTCCCCGGCTTTGATCGGCTCAGCCTGCTTGGGAGGGGATGGCTGAGCCAGTTCCGAGACTTTGCCCGCCGCGCTCTCGGTAGACGCGGAACCGTCAGGGGAGGAGGGGCTGACGGATTGGTGATCTTTGCGCGCGATTGCATCGGACACGCTCGCGGCGGGCGTGCTAGGAACCGCATCCGTTCCTGCGGGCGAGGTGAAGGTGCGGAAACCCTCGCTGCGTACTTGTGCTGCGGATACCGATCCTGTTGCCGTCTCCGGCTGATCCTGGGTGTCGTGGATTTCGCCGGTGAGCAGGTCAAATTCGTCAGCCTCGTGCACGTGCACGCGAGAGGCCCCATTCAGAGCATCCCAATAGAGGCCGAAAATTGCGTCCCGCTCATCGCGTTCCGCGCTGTCCAGCTTGCGTTTGGCAACGACCGCGCGAATAGCCTTCACGTCGTAGCCGTAGCCGCGCGCTTCCTTGTAGATGTCCGACTTGTCGGCGTTGAGGTCTTTGATATCGGCCTCAACGCGCTCGATGCGTTCTACGAGCGCACGAAGATGGCCGACGTTGATCGCGACTTCGCTCATTGCGGCCTCCGCGACAGTTCGATGTACGCGTGCCGAACGCCATCAAGGCCGTCCGGTTCATGCGTCATGTCCCGGCGACAATTGGCCCATCCCCATCGGTATGCAGGCGAACGGTTATCGCCGGGAGCCGGGTCGTCAGGCCGATGCTCGCGATAGCCTGCAACAACCTCATCCGTGTCGTATGCAGCCACGTCCCAATCATCACGCGGCGGGAAAACAGTTCCTGCCTCTGCGCTCATTGCGCCACCCCTTGGGGTTGAGGGGTGAACATTGCCGCCAGATCAGGGCGCAGATCACGAGGTGGAATGCCAGTGAAGTCTGCCACGGCCGCAACGCGGTCAGTAGGAACTTGGTCCCACATCGAAATTGCGGAGGGGGAGATGTTAAGGCGAGCCGCCAACGCGGATTTTCGCCCCCTCTCTCGGTTCAGGTATTCGAGCAACTTCTCCATACAGCGTAATTTAAGTCACGCTGAATTTTCAGTCAAGCTTGATTTTTCAGTGGAGCTTTATCGTATCGGCAGTCTGTTTGCCCGATGATCCGTGCATGGAAGACGAGACGTTAAAACTGGCGACCCCGACCTCTGTGCGCGAACGCCGTAAGGCGCGCGGCTGGACTCAGCCGGAACTAGCCGAGAAGGCCGGCATCAGCACGACGGCTGTGCATAATTTGGAAGCAGGCAAGAACGGCTTCACCGACAAGACGCTCGCCTCGTTGGCAACGGCTCTCGGCTGCCGTCCCGCCGATCTGCTTCTTCCGATGAATGAAAAACCGCAAGAAATTACCAGCGAACCGGAAATCCTGTCCTTCCTCGCCAGGATCAAGGGGTTCACAAAAACGGACATAGATGCCGCATTCGGCGTGATAATGTTGGCGCTGCGGGCTAAGCAGGGCGGATCACAATCAGCCGAAAGTCGTGATCAATCTGGGCAGACCACTCCCCGCCGTGTATCAGTGCCATAGCGGTTGAGAGTTCTGCGGCTTTACGCTTTACGAGCATCATCGGATCGACCGGCGGCCCGGCTCCCGCCGCCTCGCGCAGCCCGGCGACGATTTCCTCGTTTCGCGTTGCGTATCGTCGCTTGATCTGATGACGGATTGCCAATTCCCTCTCCCGAGCCAAAGGAGATAGGAACAATTTCCTTTTGAGAGAGTCAACCCCCTGCTCTGCCCCTCTCCCGGCCCGCCATGTGCGGGCTTCTTCATGTGCCGATTCGCGCAGGCCGGAGAGCCGGGCAAGAAAAATTCAGTGGCACTGGTTTTTCAGCTTGACTGATATTTCAGCCTGACTTAAATTCTCCCCATCACCACCGGCAACCGCCGCACCGAAGGGGAGAACCAACGTGGCATTGTCCGACCAGCACGCAGTCACCTACGACTTCGAAGAGCTTCATCCGGTGATCGGCGGTGTCCGTATGGACATTTACATCACCGGCACTGCCGAACTGGCGCACGATCCGAGCTACGGCACATTCTACGTCAAGTCGATCACGCTGCCCGGCTCGGTCAAGGACATGATGGCGAGACCGTCACTGTTCGGCGGCCGTCCTCGTAAGCCGGTTCCATTCACCATGTTGCGCCGCGCGGACCACGATAGCTCGCTTGAGGCGCATCTGTTCCGGCTGATCGAAGCTGCAATCTACGAAGACGAAAAAGCCATTGAAGCTTGGAACGCCGAGAAGGCGGAGGCGGCGTAGATGGATGCCGTTCGCAACGGCACGTTCGGCGAGCGCCGCGCTGCCTGATCACTTCACCGAATTTTTGGGAACCCACAATGGCAAAGCTTCTCACCAAACTCACGCCGGAACAGGAAGCTCGAATTCCGGCAATCCGTGACGAATTCCTACGCATCGGGCTGTCGACCGAACCGGCCGATTTCGACGCCGCCGAACAGGCCGCGCGGGACGCATATGCCGTGGCTGGCCTTCCAGCCCCCGAATTGTTCATCCGCCTCGCCTCGCCGATGGAGGGGGCAATTGGCGCAGCGATCCTCAAGGGTACTCGTATTGGAGGGAGCGTCCGGGATCAGGTCCGGGATCAGGTCCGGGCTCAGGTC